TGGCGTGCCCCATCCCGGCGAAGAAGCAGTTGGTGAACTCATTGCGCGCGCCGGATACGATCACTGCGCCCTTAGCGGTTCCGGCGTCACTTCCCTGGAAGAACTGGATGTTGCGTACAATGCAGCCGTTCCCGGAGAAGGTGATGATCTGCGCGAGGTCGAGAGCCGCCGTGCCAACCACGCGGCACCGCTGCCCCATGCCCGGCAAATCAGAAGACAGGCCGATCAGATGGGTGTAGCTGTTGCTCCACGTAATCGCCGCTGTCGGTTCATCTCCAGTCGCCCCACCAAGGAAGAACACGATGTCGTTCTTATTATTGGTGGTCAGGTTATAGGCCGCCTGAAGGCTGGCCTTTGCCCCGGCGGGCGTCAGCCCATCGTTGGTGTCACTGCCATTGGTGGGATCTACCCAGAAGACGCTTCCGCCAGCCGGAAGGCCGCCGATCATGGGTAGCCCGTAGGAGCTGACACCGTGAGGAAAATTAGTTGTCATTGTTTTTTGCCTCTCATGTCGCTCCGCTTACGAGGGATTCGAACCCACTAACCATCTGAAGTCGGACCAGCCATAGCTATACCTCATGAAACCCGCGTACTTGCGCAGCTCCGTGTCGAAGTCCTCAGTCGCCTTGAAGTCCGGGCGACGGCGCCAGTACCACTTGAGGTACCGCTTCATCATCCGACTGTCGATCAGGAACCAAGCGTTTGTGTCGGTCAGCCGGTTCCACGCCTTGTACTGCAAGCCCCGGAAGAAGTTCGCGTTGTTCTCCGCCGAGTTCGCCAGGAGCTCGGACTGCGTGATCTCGTGCGCTGTCTTTTTGAGCGCGGACGGCACGAGCAGCAAGTCGCCGCTCCAGCCGATGAGGTCGCCCCGGTCATCAACCAGCGCCTCGCCTTGGATGCGCACGGTGTCCAGGTTGGCGGGGGTCAGTGACAGGGCGGCCTTGTTGTCAACCGAGGTGCTGTCGCTCTCACTGCGGGGATGATCGTCGGCGCACAGCGCCTTCGCATCATAGCCCGTATACGAGGACGAAAAGGCGTTGTTGAACACGCTCGCTGCGTCGGTCTCGATCTTGACGCCGAACTTCCCGGCCATCTCCTCGGCGCGGCTGAAGATTTTGTTGTACTGCATGTCGTCCAGCAGCTCCCGCTCCACCTTGAACCCGCGCGAATACTTCGTGTGGGTGAAGGTGATGTCGTAGTCAGGGTCGGCCCCGTCATAGGAAACCTGGCCCTTCCACTCCTCCGGCTGCCCGAACGACCCGACGCGCTGGTCGGTCTCCTTGGCCTTGGTGCTGTTCAGCACGCGGAAAAAGACATCCAGCATGGGGTCCGGCTCGCCCAGGTGCTGGTAGAAAATCTCCGTCAGCACGGGGTCGAGGTCAGTCAGCGTCGAGAAACTCGCCGCCATTTGAATACCCGGTGTTCCTGCCATGTTATTGCTCCTTATTCACTGTGTGATTACCCGCCGGTGTGCAGGTAGTGCTCGCCAGGGATGATGATGAACAGCGTGTCCTCGGAGGCGGTATTGTCAGCAATCACCACGAAGTCGGTGCTGCTGCTTGCCCCCAGTGCGTCACCCGCGCTGCTCCCCTTTGCAAGGTCGAGCGTTGCCCCTGCCGCGTGCGCCGTGCCATCCCGGTAGGCATACACAGCGTTCGGGTCGATGATGCAGCGGACGGTATGGCCGTCCACCGTGTTGTCCACACTCTCAAGCGCTATGCCGATGAAAGTGGCGTCCCCGGCAGTCCCCTTCGCGGCCTCGTTCGAGGTGAGCATGAGCATTTCGCCCCGGTAAACCACCTCAGAAGCCTTGATGGTGAACTCGCCGATGCGCGCCTCACCTCCACCCAGCGTCCCTACATATCGAAGTCCAGACATGTTATTTACTCCTCGTCTTTGTCCCGCCGCGTTGTCACAAGACGCGTCGCCGCCTTGCGTTCCGCGACTTTCTTAGGGTCGATGTGATAGCCCATTGCCTGGGCCGACTGAAGCACCGCCATCTCGCCCGCCGTCAGCACTTCCCCGCCCCGTTCCGGCAGGTTGCCAGTACCGGCGTCTGCCGACGGCGCTGCGGGCCTCTGCCTGCCCAGCAAATACGGCTTGTCTTTGGCGAGCTTCGCCAGCGCATCTTTCACGCCAGTCACCTCGCCGTCCTCGCCAACTGTGACAGCAGCCAGCACGTCCGCGCGGTAGGCGTCATCCGGGTCATTGAAGCCCATCGAGGCCGCCTGAATGCGGATCTCGGCCCGGATCGCCCTGTCCTGCGCCATCTGCTCTTTGGCCGTCAGTTCTCGTTCGAGTTCCGCCGTCCGCGCCTGAGCCTTCTCAAGCTCGGTCTTCGAGGCGTTCTCCCGCTCGGCTTCTTTGGCTTCCAGTTCTTCCAACCGCTTGCGCCGTGAGGCCGCTTCTTTGTTGGCCTCTTTCAGCGCACGAGCCGTGCGTTCGAGTTCGACCTGAAGCTCTGCTGCCGTCCTGCCCGCCGCTGGCGTCTCGCCTGCTGGCGGTTCTGCGGGCGTCTCGCCCGGTGTAACGTTCGTCTTGTCCTTCTCGTCTTCTGGCATCTCGCCGTCTCCTAAACTGTGGGCATCACGCCCGTCGTACAAATGAAAAGCGCCCATCCATAATAGACGGGCGCTTGTGCGGCGGTCTGTGTTTGTGCGCGGCCCTCGCGGGCGGAGCATTGCTATAGATTAATCAGTCCTTGCCATACACCTTTTCAATAGCGGCCACAATCATCAGTAATGCGCGACGGACGGCAAGCCACAACATGCGCGTTCTATCTATCTCAATCTCAACCTGCGGGCGCATGTCATAACCCATCATGCCATCCCCGCCAGCCGCAGCAAGCTGTTGCTACCGACTTCAATCCCGGCCTCACGCATCAGCCGCACCAGTGTCTTCGCCGCCTTCTTCTTCTCGTCTGCAGGTACACCCGTCATCTGGAAGATGCGCCCCGCCGCGTTCTTCAATGCTGCTTTGTTGACAGGCCCGCCCGGTGTGCTGCGAATGGGCAACTTGATCTTCCCCTTAACCTTGGGTTCGCCAGGCTTGTTCAAGTCTATCAAAGAGCACTTGGCGAAGTCTTCCGGGGACAAATCCGCCTCAGGGCTACTCCAATTTTCATCAGAGAAGGTCGTCATCGAAATATGTACCTCCCGAAAAAGGCTTCAGCTCTCTTGCTCCCCTTTTTTGCATTACAGTTATGGCATGAGGGAACCACGTTGCCCTCGTGCGTTCCGCCGCCGCGTGCCAGGGGTACAAAATGATCTAGAACCTCATAAGCCTTACCACAATAAACGCACTTGTAATTGTGGGCCACAAGAATGTCGCGCCACTGCATAACGGTCAGCGTTGCCGGTAGTCCTAACCTTCGCGCCCGATGGTTGTGGGAAATTACAATTTGTTTCATATTCCCGTAAAGCGGCTTACAATCTCGACAAGGCCCATCCCGTTGATCTCTCTGGTGTGCCTTGTATTCCTTTCCACAATGAACACATTTCCGTATCCACATACTTTTTAGCGACGGCAGGCATTCGCGACAAACAGCACCATACACACGATAGGGGTCGCTCAATAGTTCTCGATATGGCATCCAATGATTACAGTAGAAACAACGACCTTTTTGTGAGAAAGCTCGCTCTTTGCGCTCTTCATGGTATGCAAACCACGCTAGCTCTAATGCCGTACCGTCGCCCCAAAACTCATCAACCGAGACCGTCATAGCTTTTCCTTGAACTCCTTCCACCGTCCGCTGCCGCAGAATGGGCATCGAACGGACGGCGGGTTTTTAATGTCCCCCTTGCTGCCGTGCTTCTTGCCATACGCCGATGCGTCACCCGTGCCGATGGGCCATTCCCACCCGCACTTGAGGCATCGCGCCCAGTCTTCTGTGTTATCGGTCATTCCGGTTGTCCCTGAACTGAACTATCAATTCGGACTGCATTGTCAGCAATGCATCACGAAGGCTGTTGGCCTGGGACGCGAAGTGGTCAACTTCCGCCTTTGAGATCGTAATTTCCTTGAGTTCGCGCTGGTCATCGCCGACACACGAATCTCTCAGTTCTCTGAGGTCGGTGGTTAATCCATCGACCATGTCCATGAGCAGTTGCCAGTCAATGAATGTTGTCATCACCCTAACCTGTACGGCCCACCGCCGCCCAATCTCACACAGTCCTCACACGATTCGGCGTCACCCGTCACGTTCCAGTCCACGCTGCCGTCGTCATTGTCGGACAGGTAGCACCGGCAGTTTGTAAGGCACTGCTGGTGTCCATCTCTCGGCGACTCGCGCAGCAGTGGCAAATGCTCCAGCCCCTCCGCGCCCTCATGCGCCGCGCGCCACGCATCCCAATATGCTTGCTCGGTGGCATCACCGTACATGTCGATCCGCGTGACGGCCTGTCCCTCTGTCACCGTGCCGTCGGCCACGCCCTGAGCGAACTTGTCCAGAAACCCGAACTGTTCGCGCAGCATCTGCCCCACGCGCCCGAACTCCGCCGCGCCCATCCCCTCAGCGCCGCCGCTGGCGAACATTGCCTGTGCCAGCGATGCGTTCTTGAGTTCCAGCGCGACGGCGGCTTGCCATTCGGCGATGCTCATCTCCCCCGCGTACATCTGGTGGGTCAGCGTTTCAAGCGCCTGTGCCATGGCTTCTTGGTGTCGGGCCAGCTCCGCCGCGATGTCGCCCGCTGAGACGAACCCCGTGCTGCCGCTGCCCGCCGTCCAGTACCACCGCTGTGCGGTTTCGCTCCATGCAACCTGCTCGACAATGTCAAATGGCGGGGACAGGTTCGGTCTCCCCGTCGTCGTCGCCGATCAGGATGGACAGCGCATCAATCGCCTTCGCAATCGCCCCGCCCGCCCCGTGGTTGGCGACACCCTTCTTGTATTCCGCGCTGAGTGGCATCTGCGCCTTCGCCAGTATCAACTCGTTGCGGATTGCCACCAGTGCATCACGTTCATCCTTCGTCATCGTCCAGCGCACCTTTCCACTCATCCGAGGCCGTCTCGTTCCACCATTCCTGCGCCTCGGCTATGTCGTCTTCGCTCACGTCGGCCATTGCCATCAAGTCATCCAATGGCATCACAAGGTCTTCGGGCTTGGGTTCGTTGTCAGGCTTGGGCTTGCTCACTTACCGCCTCCCGGTTTCATCATCGTCGGTTCCACCTTGGCCTTCTCACCGCCTGACGGCGGCCCGGTCCCTGCCGTCGGCGGGGTGGCCGGTGGGCTGCCGCCGTTCCCATTCCCCGGTGGCGCTGGTGGTGGCGGAGGTACTGGCGGTGGGGCGGGCGGCTGCGCGGCCTTCGCCTTCGCATCGGCTAACCGCTGCGCTGCCTGACGGCGGGCGGCGTCCGCCTTGAACTTGCGGATCTGCGCCGCTGTGTATCCGGCCTCGCTCCACAACTGCTCAAGCGGAACGCCCAGCTTGTCCGCCTTTACCGCAAGCGCGTTCAGGTGGTTCGTCTCGTTGCGCGGGATGGCGTCCGCCCAGGCCGTCGAGATCACCAGGCCGCTAATGTCCGGTATCTTGCCCTCGCCGAACGCCCTGGCTACCTTCAGCGCCATCTTCATCACGTCTTCCCACCCGTTGCCCCACGTCTTCTGGCGATCCTTCACCTTTGCAATCAGCGCGCCCTCTTCCTGCTGCTGCGTGCCCTCGGACGGCTGGATGGCCGCCGGGGAGAAGCGCGACTGCGGCGTGCCCGTGATGCCCGACAGTACGGCGATGAGCGACTGCCACAGGCTGATGAGCTGCGATAGGTCGCCAGCCGGGATCACCCCGACGGCGGCGGCCTGCGTGTCATTGTGAGGGACAATATTCAGCATCGCGCCGGGGTATACCTTCCACCCGCCCGACGGCTGCTTGCCCGTATTGAAATACATCTGCCAGCCCGTCATGTCGGCGGCGGCCATCAGGTCCAGGAACGTCTTATTGATGGCATCCTGGATGGGCAGCGCGTTGTCCAGCTCGGACATCCCACGCCCCGTGCCGTCGTCCTTGTTCACGAACGAGATGACCGGAACACCGAGCGGCTTGCCCGATGCCGTGCCGTCTTCTGTCCACCACGCGACGGCGGCCTGGTAGCTCTGGGAAGCGTCGTCCTTCAGCGTGACGATAGTCGTGCCCAGCGCTTCGTATGGCTGCCAGAATGCTTCGCTATGCCCGTCGCTGCCAGGGGCTTTGCTGATCCACTTCTCGATGCGGTTGGGAAAGTACAGGTTAAGCCGGTTGGTGGTCTGCCCCAGGCTGTCCTGCTCCTGCCACCGTTTTGAGGCGAAGGCGACTTTGTTGTACGTGCCGGGCTTCATGTGCACCTTCACGCCCGATGTGCCGTCATACGCATAGTCGTGGCACAGGTACGGTCGCTTCTCATCCTCGTCATATTCTACAACGACAAACGCCTCAGCGTCACGCGCGGCGGCGGTATGCACCCAGCCCTGCACGCCGTCCATCCGGTTGTCCTGCCACCAGCCGTCCAGAAGCTGACCTAGCTGCTTGATCTGTTCATCGCCCTGCTGCGCCTCGGCGTCCTTGGGACTGACCGTGAACCCCGTCACCTCCAACCGCTCCGAAAGCGCATCGACCACCACGGCGCATACATTGACGCTAACCGACTTGTCACGGCTCAGGTTCAGGTACTCAGCCTGGCGGTCGGTCATCACCGACGGCGGGTCGCCGTCATAGTAGCTGCGGTATGTCCGCACCTGCGCCTGGCGGTTGACCTCTTCCAGTGCGAGCCAGTTGAGAAACGTGTTCTGCGCTATGTTTGCCATTACCTCAAGAACCTGTCTTGCTTCGGCTCCGGTGTCTCTTTCAGCATCAGCTCCGTCAGCGCCCACACCAGGGCGTCAAGTCTATCGGGGGATGCTTCACCCGGCGTCCACGAGCAAAGCTGATCTTCCAGTTCCGCGAACAGCCCGACATGATGCACCCTGCCCTGCTCATACAACGCCGCCACCGGCTCCGCCCTTGCCTGCTTGCCCCGGCTGGCATGGACGGCCTTCAGCGGCACGCTGCTGTCCACCGTCCTGATCGTGCTTGCAACCATCTCGCCGCCCTGGTTGTCTTCGTAGACGATCCTGTCCGCCTTGAACTTGTAATATGCACTGACGGCCTGGCTTGCCCAGCCGTCCGGCGATGCCTTGAGTGTTTCATCGTCCAGTGTGTAGCCGTGTCCATCCACGCCCAGCCCACAAACCACGATGCCCGTCTCGTTGCTCTCTGAGTGGCTGCTGATGGCCGGGTCTATCGCTACCACAATCCGCGTTATCGTCGGGTATTCCGTCACCCGGTGGGCTTCGAGTTCCGACCGCTTCCACAGCGCACCCTCGGCATCTTCCAGTATCTCGGCATACAACTCCTGCCGTCCGAGCCGCGTACCTTCATACTGGCTCAGGATTTGCGCCCGGAACGTGGGAGCCAGGTTGTCAAGGTTCTCATATGTCGAGCCGCGCGTCACTACACAGCGCGGGTTGCGCATCAATTCGCGGATGAGCTTCACCGGCTTGGGCGTCCCCGTGATGACGGCTCGTGGGTGGCGCCCCAACCTCATCCCCAGGACGGCCATGTCCCACGTCTCCGGGTAGCGCCAACTTGCAGGCTCATCGCACCACATCGCCTCGCACTGTGGGCCGCGCAACCGCTCCGGTTCTTCTGCGCTGAACACGGTAGCCGATGCCCCGTTCGGCCATGTCAGCCGCCGCTTGGACGGCTCGTACTCCGGTCGGTTCTTCGGCGGAGAGATCGCCAGCAGTCCAGACTCGCCTTCCACCATCACGTCTCTCACGTCCGCCGCCGTCGGGCCGATCAGGTGGATGCGCCCGTATGTCCCGCCGTCCACCCATGCCCTTATGGTTTCCGCGCCCGTTCTCGTCTTGCCGAACCCGCGCCCCGCCAGTATCAGCCAGTATGCCCAGTCCCCGGACGGCGGGAGCTGCTTGGGGCGTGCGTACTTCGTCCAGTTGTACCGCTTCTCCGCGATCCGCTGCTTGGCTTCTTCAATGGCCGCCCTGTGAATTTTCTCTGAGTATCTGTTCTGCCTCAGCGATAATGGCCGCACGCTCATCTTCCGGTATTCCCGCTAGCTCTTCTGCAACAGTAGCAACTCTTTCGGTGGGCTTTCCCGTGAGCAACTGCTTCTTGTCAACGCCGATGCCAAGCGCCGTCATCAGGTGTGGAAGCCCAACCTCGTCTAACTCATTGGCATCAATGCGCCGCTTGACTTCGTATGCTACCCCATAGATGATGTCATCCAGAAGATCAACAATGTCTCTTTTTAACCCTTGCACCAATTGGGGCGGGGGCGGGTTCTGTTGCCCGCGCGCCCATCGCAACAGCGTTTGGTGGTTAATACCAAGATGCCGCGCAACGCGGGCCAGTGCCCCCTTTTCGGTGGGGTACCCCGCCGCCTCAAGCATCAGGACGGCAGAGGCGCGAAATTCATCATCATACCTGGGCTGTTTTGCCATATTCTCCGAGGCCACCCACCCCCTTACTCTCGCCGAGTGTAGCTGGCGCTGGTTCCATGAAGGGCCGCGCGTGTGGGGGACAGGAATCAAAAGACCTCTGCCTATAGCATAGCAGAGGCCGTGTCAAAGATAGCCAACATAGCCAACGGGGTATCAGGCGGCGTGCGACCTCACGGCAACCAGGCGAATGTCATCTTCGTGGCATAGCGCCCATCCAGACTTTGGCCCATCGGGGCGCGATACGATGTGCCGCTCTTGGAGGTACTTCAGTTCATTCTTCAGCGTGGCAGGGCGGTACCCGGTGCGCGATACGATCTCAATCGTGCGTGCGGGGCGCCCATAGTCACGCAGCAATGCCTCAATGGTGTCACGGATGATGCGCTGGCGGATGGTGAGTGGCGGTGGCGCCACTTCGAGCCGCGCTCCACAATTAGGGCAACGTGGCATATGCAACTCCCCCGCCCGACGCTTCATAGGCCGTCTTAATCTGATCCGCCATCATCGCATAGCGTCCATCGTCAAACGCCGACTGCGAGAACTGGACGGCCATAGGGTTCTTCGCAAAGGGTAGGGCACCGATAAACGCTATGTCTTCATCCAATTCCCAACTCGAAATGCCCACCTGCGTGCCGTCGTCATTCCAAAGCTCTATCGTGATTTTTGCTTTCATTCGGCCTCCCGTTACTATGCTCCTGAGTAGGGCGGGTCGTCGTCTTCAGTGGTGTTCTGATACCGACGCGCCGTGTTTATGGCTATCTCCGTGACCGTTTGCTCATAAATGTTTGGGGTTGAGTAGAAGGAGAATGGGAACGGTATCCACAGCCCCAAATTTATACGGCATTCTTCCATCCAGTCGCGCCACATGTCGCGGTTGATGTCCAGAATGGCATCCTCTATCTGCCGCCAGATGTTGTCAATCATGCTTCACCTTTGCCCTTCTCAACTACTTCCGGGCATGGCGCATCTTCTTTGCCATCGGTGGGGCTGAATGAATCTTCATAATCTACAACCACCGTATCCATATGTGGCCCATCGGGGCGTGACAATATATCCCACCCAAATGGCAACATGTGCCAGCACCAATATTGATACTCAGGCCAAAATAGCCAACGACAATGATTGTGTTCCCACATCAATCCTGCACCCCAAAGTGGTGGTTCTTGGGAGCGGGCCACATAATACTCATACAGCGCATTAACCATAATCACTGGACTATTCAGCCGCATCGTGGCAGGCAAGAATCTGTTCATACCACATATTGCAACTTCGATCTCACGCCAGGCGTTCATCTCGCGTCCCCTGTTATTAAGTGATAAGCGCCGCAATCAGTTGCTATCTTCTTCGTCTTCCTGGATTTTGGCATGTTTTTGAAGCGTTGCCTCAAATGCTAATGTTCTGCATTCGTCACACAATCCATCCACCGATCCGGCTGTCTTTTCTTGGCAATGTGAACACCAACCCCATTTTGGCGGCCAGTCGAAGTCGGGCGGTTCGCCCGCTAGACACTTCTTGCATCGCCGCCTCACGGCGGTAATAACGGGGTGGTTGAATAGATCGCGCCTCAGCTTTTGAGTGTGCCCACACTCAAGTAGTTCAAGCTGTGGTTTATCCATGAATCCAATGACTTTGCGTAAGGGCATTCTGTCTGTCATCTCTCGGCTTCTGGGCAGTTCTGGGTAGACACTGATGGGGAGTCCAATCCTCTTTGCAACATCATATTCTCCCCGTGCGCCCTGGCTTTCCTCCCATCCTGGCAGCATTACAATGGCATCGCACCGGGTCAGGATTTCGATACCGCCCCACAGGTACGTATCTTCTCGAACAGAACAATCTACCTCGAAGTGGGCGGTGTTCAGATGCGGGCAAATACCGACAAAGCCCGCCTCCCAAAGCTTGATAGCCGCCCTGCGCGCCGCCGCAATGTTGGCGTCGATGTCTCCACGATACGGGCCAGCCACATAGACAAGCATCATTTCTCAGCTTCCCTTGCCCTTCCTCGACTTGTGCCCGTTGCCGTTCGCCTTCTTGCCATCAGCCAAGGCAAGATGATATTCCATCAGCCAGGCATCAAAGGA